CCGCGCTCAACCGCTGCGGCTTCGTCGAGCATGACGAAGTAGCGTTGCACGCGAGCGATATCCTTGCTGAAATCTGGAAAGACCGGCATGCAGGCCTTGGCGAGCCCTCTGCTGGGTCCAATCCAGATATCGTCACTTCCACAATTTTCCAATTTGGCTACTCCGCTAGTCGTGGCGCGTTTGAGGTTGTCCAGTACGCATCGGGCGACGACTTCCGCCCGCAGCGAGCCACCGACGTTGCCGCGCACAAGCCTCCGGCGCCGCTGGTAGGCGAGCCGGAGCAAGGCGATGCCGAGATCGTCAGAATCATGCGCAGCCAGCGATTGCACGAGCAGCGCAAGCCGCCCGAAAGCAGGGTTCACATTGGCGGCGGCATCCTGGTCTTTGTCATCGACCATCGCGGCATCGCCATACAGCGCATCCATACGTTCGACTGACTACTTCGACCGCATCACCTCGAGCGCGGCGATCTCCATCACGCGCACGCCGGAAAATACCTCGTTCCGGTCGCGCTTCTTGATGCCCTGCAGCCGCATGACGGGCTCAAGGGCCGAATAGTCCAGCCCGGTAGCTCCGGACATGCCGGTGCGCCACTGCGTCTGCATGGCGGCGAATACCTCGAAGGCGTCCCAGTTGTCCGGCCAGACCTCAATCTCTACCTCGAAGTCCTCAGCCGTAAACCCGAACGCCTCCATCTCGTCATCAGCGGCCGCACCCTGGTATAGGGCGCGAGCCGCGGCGGTCAGTTTCCCCGCTTGGCCTGGGTGATCTCGGCGATGTAGGCACCGAACAGTTCGCGCGGGGCGCCGGCAAAGTTCTGGCACAGCAGCTCGATCGACTCTTTGCCGAACGGATCGTCCAACTCCCAGCCGGCGAGGATGTCTTCCATCAGGTCAACGTCCTTGCGCTTCTCGATGCCCTTCATCAGATCGGCGAGCTGGTCGCGGGTGCGGTGCTTGAACTCGAAGTTCAGCTCTACGCTTTCGCCGCCGTGAACCGGGATCGCCACTTTGGCCTTGAAGGTCGGGGCAACAGCGAGTTTGAATTTAGCCATGGTGTGTTTCCTCTTCGGGGATTCGATAAAAAAGAGGGCGCCAGACCGTCTCTGGCGCCCTTTGCAGCAGGTTCTGCGAGATGGCTGATGGTTACGCGGCGTAGCGGGTCGGACGCGACAGCAGGGAGAACGAGCTGTTCACGGTGTCGACTTGGCCTTTGTTCTTGGTCGGCGTTTCGTTCAGCGAGACGTAGCCGTAGTAGTAGATTTTCGAGCCGTTCTTGTTCTGCATCAGCAGCGGGCGAATGGCGCGAGCATCGGCGGCTTTCTTCAGCGCCTGATAGCCAGCCAGGGACGGGTCATCACCAATCTCCATCGAGATCGATTGCGCCGAGTACATGGTCGGAATCTGGATCTCGAAGTCGGATTCCAGCGGGGAGACGGTGGCGAACTGCTGTTCACCGCCCGAAGTGCTGATGCCGATGATCTGGCTGACCTGAGTGAAGGCGGTCACCTTCATCGCGGTACCGCCAGAGGTGCCGACCGGGAAAGCGCTGGTGTCGCTGGTGTCCAGGCCTTCCAGCTCGAAGGTGCCGGACGCAGCAGCGGCCACGCGGAACACGCGCTCGTTGGCTCGCTGCCAGCCGGTCTTGAGGACGATGATGTCGCCGTTGGCAAAGCCGTGACCGGCAGCGGTCGCAACAGCGGTTGCGGCATTGCTGATGCTGGTCACAGCGACCGGCGTGCCGAAGGTGGTGCCGAGGTGGATGGTAGTACCATCTGGTATTGAGAAGGCCGTAATAGTTCCTTAGCCGCTGTATCAGCGGTCATGAAAGAAACGCCCAAAAGCGGGCACAAAAAAACCGCCCATAAGGCGGTCGTTGTCGCCCTTGCGGGCACAAAAAACCCGGCATTTAGCCGGGCTTCTTGAATCTGTTGGCTGGCTAGATAGCGCAGCCCTCGTGGTAAATCCGTTTGGCTTCTATGTACGCTTGATGCGCCTCGGCAGGATCTTCAAAGAATCCGAGGTGCTTGCTCTTCCCGTGCACAGCGATGCGACCTTGCCATTTGCCCCGCTGGCTACTCCAGTGAACACCGAGGTAGCCGCTTGAGCTGTGCTTGCGCGGCATGTGCGTGTTTTCCTTATTGACGCGATCAGACACGTCTCTAAGGTTGGCGATGCGGTTATCCCCGCGCTCTCCGTTGATGTGGTCTAGCTGGTCTTTCGGCCATTCGCCGTAATGGTGAAGCCAAGCGATCCGATGGGCTCGGTACTTCTTTCCCTTAATCGTGATATCGCGGTAACCGTAGCAGAGCGGATTGGTTACCAGCTTGTCCGCTCGATCACCGACCCGATTGCATTGCGCTGTGCGGACCTTGCGAATGAAAACGCCCGTCTCTGGGTCGTAGTCCAATATTTCGCGCACATATTCTGCGGTAAGATCTGTCTTAGCCATGTTGACCTCCGATACAGGTTGGCTTGGTTAGAGCCGGGCCTCTGTTAGAGCAGGGTCCGGCTCGTTCATTTTACTACGCCATCACTGTATAAGCAGCCAGTTTCAGCTAGGTATCGGCGCGGTATCGGAACCGGACCGGCACCATGTAATGCGTATCGCCCGGTATGCCGGGGTACGCGCTGCAGGGCGATGTGATCTGCACCCAGAACGAGCCGGACTCAAGCCGGAGCGTCATCGGAAACAGGGCGGAAAGCTCGTCTGCTAACGTCTCCGCTTGCCCTGGGCCAGTGCTGAGCGGGACGTTGATCGACAGCTGGAACAGGCCGAGATAGCCACGGTGCGCACCTTCGAGATCGATGCTGGTCGTGTCAGCCGGCAAGAGCGTGGCGCGGATGTACGGCCCGGTCGGCGGAGTAAACTTCACGTTGTCCCAGGCGACCGGGATCGGCCGTGCGTCAGCCCACGCTTTCAGGCGCTGCTCGAGCAGCGACCGGATTCGCTTGTTGCTCATGTATCCAGCTCCCGAACTGCCTGATCTACGAAGGTTTGGAACTCGGTGGCCGTGACGCCGGCCACGCCAAGCGGCGCTTGGGACGAATGGCCCATTTCGAGGCTGTACGAATACGAGACGTTGTTCGCCAGCCAGATCGAACTGATACCACTGCGATAGGAGGCCAATACCGCCGCCCCTGCCGCATTGGTTGCGCTGCCGCTGGCGTCGACTCGTTCAATCTCGTCCCGAGCCGGCGCGCCAAAAGTCACCTGCCAGTTTCCCCTGAATCGCCCGCCGACATACCCATCAGGTCCGCCGCCCTTCCACAGATCAGGATTACCCACAGGGGACCGATCAACGACCTTGGCGAGCATGTCGATGCCGACCTTGCGGACGACCGTTTCGGCGTTGCCTTGGGCCTTCTCGATGAACTTGGTCAGGTCGAGAGCGAATGACATTTCACCCCCTCAGCTGAACGCGCCACGTTGCCCGGGCTGGATCTTGGCCGACCCGCTGCACGCGCATTCCGGCAATGGTGTCGCCAACCTGCGGCTCAAGGGTCACCTCAGCCTGCAGCGCTACCAGCTTCTTGTCTGTCGCCAGGATCAGGCTCCCGTCAATCTCGTCCGAGCGATAGCCACCGATCACGCCGCGCCCGCTATAGGGAACGTCGCCAGATGGCGCTGTGCCTGTCTCCGGATCGTAATCGCTGCTGCCCGGCCGTAACGCTTCGAACTCGGTCACAGCGTCGGCCAGGTCAGTATCAAAGGCCTCGGCAAGATCGGCCGTCAGATCGTCACGCAAGCCCATAACTACCCCCGAACCATCTTGATCTGGTTGGCAGGACCAAGCAGAGGGGCAAGCAGCGCCAGCGCGAACGCTTCGCCTGCAGTGACCTTGCGGGCATTGCTCGCATAGGTCTTGCTGCTCGACACGCCGTCAGCATATACGGACTTGCTCAGCACGCCGGTTTCAGAAGCCCCGTAAAGCGCCCCTGCGGCGGCCTCCCGCGCGACTTCTGCCCCGGCCTGCACAACCGCAGCGGGAACCTCGTCAAACGCCGGCAGCGGCTTTGCACTGAGCCAGGTGTTAGCCATCAGCACCGCGCGGGCCTTCTTGTCTTCGGTTGTCCAGTCGGACCCCAGCAGGCCGTCGACCTGCGCGATGGTGATGTACTCGGTCATTTACTCGGCCTCGGTCGGCTCTGGCTTGGTTTTGCGGGCGCGCGGCTTGGGCGCCTCGTCTTGCGGCTCGACTACCTCGCCAGGCGGCGCGAATCGAGCGTCGATGATCTTGAAGCCCTGAGCGCGCAGCTCGGCCTTCCGTTCCGGTGTAACCGGATGCTCAACGTATGCAATCTTCTGCTCGGACATTTCATCCTCCAGAGAAACGGGGCGAGCCGGAGCCCGCCCCTATCGGTTACTTGGTCGCGTCACCGATGGTGATCACGCCAGCGCTCGACTTCACGCTGTTGACGAACAGGTCCCAGTTGGAACCGGTTGCTAGCTCGGCGTTGGTCGGGGACTTGCCACCGTTGGCGATGTCCCATGCGTAGCCCTTGAGGCCCAGACCGAAGCTGTAGTCGGCCTGGAACGTGGTTTCAATACGCTCCTTGCCGTTGCTGGTTTGGACACTGGTGACCACGTCGCTGCCGTCGTGGACGATGGCGGCGGAGTCGGCCAGGCTGAGGACCTTCTGCTTGTTCGGCGTACCGGTCTCGTACAGCGCCGGGGCATCGGTGACG